CAGCCGAACGCGGCGGTGCCGAACGTGCCCAGGTCGGCGTACATCGTGGGCAGCGCCTGGTAGAGATTCGACTTGAGGAAGATCGTCTGCATCCGTTGGGTCACGGTGTGCAGCCATTCCTTGACGCTCTGAAACTCGGCGAGGTCGGGGTCGGGCGTGGTGAGCTTGAACCAGGGGCGCGCCGGCGAGGTCAGGCCCGCGTGCAGCCCGTGCTGCAACGTGCGCGCGGCGAAGGTCGGGGCGCTGTCGATGATGGCCTGCGACCGCCGCTCGCCGCGGTTGCGGTCACTCAGGCTGAAGCGCGATCGCCGCGGGAGAATGAACTCCGCGAGCTCGCTCCAGTGCGCGTCGAAGCTGCTGCGTTCGGTTTTCAGGGCGGCGTAAATCGCTTCATGCCGCTGCCGTGGGGTCAGCCCAGACGGGTGCCCCGCCATCCCGGTCGCCGTGCCGATCGCCACTTAGTAGCTGCCGCCGGCGCGGACGCGCGAGGCCGCGGTGATGGCGGCGGCCATCGCGCGCGAGCGGGAGACGTTGGTGGTGAGGGGCGCGTGGGCGAGCAGGCCCGCCTTCTGCTCGTCGAGCGTCTGCCCGACGATGTGCAGCGAGCCCTTCTTGTCGAGGCGCTTCAGGGCGCGGCGCCCCACGGCGCTGAACTTCTCGACGTCCTGGGCTTTGACGGTCGGCGTGCCGGCCGCCGGCCGCGGCTGCGCGGTGCGCCCGGTGTTGTAGGCGGTGGGGGAGAGAACCAACTTACGAACCTTCCTGGCGCGCGTACACGACGAGCAGCCGGCGCCGCTCGCGCGTGAGGCGCAGGGGGCGAAGCGAGGGGAACCGGAACCAGGCGAGCCAGCGCGCGATCACGCCGACTCCAGTTCCGAGAGGCGATTGATGTGTGCGTTGAGGCGTAGCGTGAGCTCCTGGTCCTTTGCGCGGAGCTCGGCGATCGCGTGCTCGCACTGGCTGACCGTGGCCTGCGCCGCGGTGCGCGCGCGGGTGGTCGTCTGAATCTCGCCGCGGGTGCGCGCGAGGGTGCGAACCAGGGCGTCGACGTCGGTGTCGCTGTAGACGAGGCGCAGGCCGGTGGGCGCCACCGGGCCTGGCTCGTAATTGAGCGCGGACGCGATATCCGCCTCGCGCTCAGTCAGCGGGGAGATGCACTCGCCTTGCCCGCAGAAGGGCGCTCGGATTGTCGGGTCGCATCTACACATCGTTACCAGTCGACTGGCGGCGCCTCCCGCTCGAGCCGCTGCTCGACGGCCGCCACGCGCTGGGCGTGGGCCTGGGATCGCCGCAGGGCCGCGCGCGCACGCTTGTCAGCCTTGCGGGCGGCCTTGCCTCGGACCTTCGGGATGGCGCGTCGGAGCGTCAGCGCGAACGGCTCGAGGTGAACCTGCCGTTGACCGTCGCGTTCGGTCGCGAGCGGCACATGCCGCAGGTTGCTGACCACGTACTGGCGGCCGCATGCTGCGGAGAGCCGAGCGCCGTCGACAATCACGGCTTGCTGGTGGGCGTGGAGATCACGCGTGACTGGACCTGGCGCCGGCTCACCCGATGTGTCGGCCCCGTCGATCGACGGCAAGAGGTCACTGCTAGCGCCTGACGCCTGCGCCGTCGTTCCCGTGATGAACTGTGCAGACTCGGCGGCGAGGTGCTCGACGAGTTGCTTGACGTGTTCGTTGTTGGTGCTCACGCTGTACTCCTCAATGGGTCGAACTCGGTTAGTGCTTGTGCCCCGTGCCCCACGCCGCGCATGGCCTCGACGAGCTCGCGTGGCATGTCAGGGAGGGCGCAGGTTGCGGCGAGGGCGTCGCCCAGGTCGGGCGACCTGCCCAGTCTCTTTTTGATTTGGTCCTTCTCCTCGAGCAGCAACGTGCCCTGGTGAAAGACATAGGTGGGCGTCGTGAGCTCGGCGACGAGGTCACCGTCGACGTTCACCGGCAACTGCCAGTCCCGCTTGATGCCCTCGGCCATCAGCCACCACATCTCGGTGCGCTTGTTCTTGAACTTGGGCGAGATGGCCTTGCCCCCGAAGGCGACCGGCAGGACGTGGACGTTCGAGACGCGGAGTTGGTCGATCACGCCGGCGCCCATCGCGCCGCTGTCGACCATCTCGAGGTCGCTCTGCCAGGCCATCTTGGCCGCGTAGAGCCGCGCGGCCGACTGCGCCGTGTCGGCGCCTCGAAGCACGATCGGCTTGAACACGCGCCGGCCTTGCCGCGGGAAGAACACGGTGCGATCGTCCCCGTAGCGGGCTATGTCGGCGCCGATGCGCCGCTGCATGTGCTGGTAGTCGGCCGGCGCGATGATGCGGCGTTGGGCCGCGTGGACGTCCTCGATCCCCAGCAGGGTGTTGATGGAGCTCGGCGGGAACTTGCCCAGGATGTACGACATCACCCACGGGTTGTCCCGGCCATACTGCTGGATCTGGGTGCGCGCCCACTCGATGTCGCCGCGCTTGGCGCGCCGCGGGTCATCCGGGTCGTTGGTGACGATGATGATGTGCCACTGGCCGCGCGCCTGGTTGGCGGCGAAGTAGAGCATCCCGTCGAGGGAGATGGGGTTGCCGGCCTGGACGATCTTGCCCCAGAGCGGCTTGTCGGCGAGCGCCTGCTCGGCGGCCCGCAAGACCGTAGAAGGTATAGACCCGCTCTCGTCGATGAAGCACGCGACCGACCGCGCGTGCAGGCCTGAGAGTGTGGCGCCCTGTTCGTCGGCGGTCCCGCTTTTCGGCCAGTTGCGCCGCCCCAAGAACCACGCTTTCGGGTTCTCGCGCGCGGTGACCCGCGTGTCGGTATGCTCGAAGGCGGCCGTCAGATAGTGTGACCGCGCTTGCCACGTCGCGAGCTCCGCCCAGAAGTTGTCTTTGAGGTTGCTATCGGTGACGCCCGTCACCAACCCTTTGGGCGGGGAGTAAGGGTCGAGCACGCAGCAGGAGAGAAAGTGCCAGGCACACCAGGCCATGCCGGCGCTCTTGCCCACACCCGCGGCCGCCTGGAGGGAAATGCGCGGCTTGTCGGGTGCGACCCAGGCCTCGAGCAGCTCCTCTTGAAAGACGTCAGGCTCGGCGCCGAACTGCTCGACGACGAACCGCTTGGCCCCGTGCGGCCATTCCCGATAGGACGCGAGCTTCGCTTTGGCGAGCTCGAGGTCGCTCACGTCCAGGCCTGGGTCAGCCAGATGCCGAACCAGGCGGCCAGCGAGCCGCCGATCATCATGCCGACCAGCACGCCGCCGCCTTCACTCTTGGCGACCTTGCGCACGATGAAGTAGGCGATCGCGCTCGCGAGCGCATCGGTCGCCATCGCGTAGCCGATGTGGCCGGCGGCGATCGCGCGGAAGTTGATCGTCAGGTTGGCGTAGCTGACAAACTGCACGCACGCCATGAGCAGCAGGTCGCGCATGTCAGTCGACGAACGTGCAGTAGAGCGAGGTCGCGCCGCTGCGCCGGCACACGCCGTATCGCTGGACGCGCTCGACCAGGGCGCCGATCGCGCCGATGACGAAGAACCCGACGAGCAGCAGGAGCAGCGCGCGCGCCATCAGGCGGCCTCGTCGTCCTCGAGCTCGGCCTCGGTCGCGGTGCCGGCAATGATGGCCGCCAGGCTCACCGTGCCGCGGTGCTCGACCGGCTTGGTCGGCACGCCGGCGTGGTAGGCCAGCAGCAGACGGAGCAGGGACGGGTCGAGCTCGAACGTCTTGATCCGAATCAAGAGCTGCGCTTCGAACTCGGGGTCCGCGAACGTCTTGTCGAAGACGCGCGCGAGGAAGGTTTTCAGGGATTTGGTTGCGCGGTTCGGGGTGCCCTTCACCCGGCCGCCACTCTTGTTGCCGTCTGCGTACGCCACTCCGTCGAGCGTGGCAGGCGGCGCCGAATTGCCCCGGCTACTGGTAGCGCCCCGTGTTAGGCTGCGGGCCTCGCGTTGAGTGTCTCGCCACGTCCGGCGGGTTGCTGGGAACAGCGCAGTTCGAAGCGGGGCGCGCTCGGGCTTTATGGGGTGTGGGGCTCGCGCACGCCCCCGCGACGGCTACATCTGCCCGTCGCCGAGTCTACTTCCGTCTACTTTAGACGGCGTCGTCGCCGAACGTGTGGCACCGGCCGCAGTACCGCTGCGCGATATCGTGCACGTTGAAGCTCACCGCGTGACAGCGCGGACAGGTGAACGCGGGCCGCCACGGCACGAACCCCTGCAGCTGCGCGATCGTCTTGAGCGGCACGTGCTCGCTGCTCAACGCCAGGCGTGACCACCGCACCACCTTGACGTCCACCGTGTCGCCCTCGAGCCGCACGAACTCGGCGCGATCCTCCTGCAGCTCACGCACCTCGAGCGTCACGCGGAGATCATTCGCGCCGGCGAACGTCACGCGCCGGCCTTTCACGACGAGCGACTCGCGCACGCGCAACCAGCCGTACTGCTTCACCGGCTGACAACAGCACCGCACCTCGATCAGCCGCCACCACTCGAGTCGGGTTCCCATGCGCACGCCTGCGCCATTATCGTGAGGTTGTCGTCCGAGTCGTCGTCCGATCCCTCCAGACCACCCGGCCATCGCGGCCGGGCCCGACCCGCTCCCACCCACAACTGCACACTTTGACCGGCCGCCCCCGCTCCGGGGGCGCCTCGCGCCCGACCGCCAGGATGTTCTGTCGGCACGACGGGCACCGCCGGTGGCAGGGACACGCCACGGGTTTCGGTCCGTGTCCCTTACGCCGCGGCGGCGGGGATCAGGCCCAGGTCGGCCGGGTTGACGCCCTCGGCCTCGAGCTCGCGCAGGAAGCGCGGCACGTCGAGCCCCTCGAGCGTCGGCCAGGTGCGCCGTTCGCCGTTGGGACCGGTGCACTCGAGACACCGTCGGCGCCGCCGGTAGAGGTCGGACTGCATCGCGCCTTTGCTGCGGTAGACCCGGCTCCGCTGCGACCCACAGAACGGGCAGGTCGGTTTCGGCACGTCGCTTCGAGGGGTGGTGGCGGCGACCGGCTGCACGGGGAACGGGATAATCACGGTAGGGGTTCTCCTTCCGGCGCGAGGGGAGCGAAAGGCTGGGAAACCTCGAGCCGAAAGATGAGGTATGCAAGACCCCGACGCATATTTGACCCACCCCTCCTTGAAGAACACCGACCTCGCCCTGCTGGTGAAGCGGGAGCGCACGATCGCCGCCAAGCTCGCGCCCCTCGAGGAGCTCGCCGAGCTCGGCAAGGAGACGCGCAAGCGAATTCACGAACTGCTGGTGCAGGCCGGCTTTCAGCCGAAGGACTGGACGACGGTCAACGGCTACCAGGTGACGCGCACCTCGCGCGCCGGCCAGACGAGCTTCAACGACGCGACGTGCCAGGCGCAGCTGGTGGCCGCCGGCGTCGATGCCGAGCTCGTCGCCGACGCGATCGCCGCCAGCTTCGAGCAGGCCCCGACCACCTACTACGCGAGCGTCAAACCGATGCGCGGCGCCCTGGTGCGGAAGCGGCGGGACGCGAAGACCTTGCTGCGGGCCAGCCTGAAAGCCGCCTGAGCTGATCGGACGAATGCGCCGGCCCGCACGGTGAATTCGTACTAACGACCCCGGTTTCATTGGGGTGGTGACACGTGGACAGTTCGGTGGTCCCCTGGCAATTCCGCCACGGTGACAAGGGAGCGGCGCCCCCCGCTACGTCGGCGCCGCCTCTGCGCTCCACCGGTTGGGGACGACCGGACGTTCCGGCGGGGTTCTCGACCCCCGCCGGGACACCTCTTAGAGCCCCGGGAGCGGGAGCACGCCGGCGTGCTTCGCGACGTCCCGCCGCCGGCGATCGCCCTGCCGGCGACACTCCGCGCACCGGAGCCACTGTCGCTCGACCCCCTGCCGATCCCGTTGCCGATAGGTCTGGTCGCGCGGATGCCCGTGTCGACAAGTCGCCCGGATGGGTCGAACGGCCGACTGCCGGCCGGCGGCCCACGCGCGTTTGCCGTTCTCACTGCGAGTGACCCAGGCCAGGTTGCCGACCCGGTTGTTGACCTTGTTGTGGTCGGCGTGGTGCGCGACGTGCCCCGGCGGGGCCGGCCCGACGAAGGCCTCGAGCACCAGGCGATGCACGGCGAGCGGCGCGGGGCCGCCGACGTCGACCTGGAGGTAGCCGGCGCCACTGACCCACTGCGCGAGCTCGTCGCCGCCGACGACGCGCACGACGCCGTCGTCGCTCACCTCGAGGCAGTGCGAATCCGGCAGGGGACGCCAGCAGGGCATCCCGCCAGCGTGGGCCCAGCCCGTGACAGGTCAGGTCACGCGCCGCAGCCGATCGCGCAGAGCAGCCGGCCGATCACGTAGCCGATCACCAGGCCGAGTCCCAACAGCACCATCCACCCATCATGCCCGCGCCGGCGGCGCCGCTCACGATCGAACGGCGAGACGCTGCGGATCCGCTCGGTCATCCGAGTCCTCCCCGACGCACCGTCCGCGCGCGTTCCTCGTGGCGCCCCTCTTCGCGCGCGTGCTCGCGATCGCGCTCGCGCCAGGCGAGCCACTTGTGGCCGGTCGAGCAGTACTTCTTGTGCTTCGCGCGCGGCGCAGACCGATCGACGAGCACGTCGCATGGGCCGTACTCGCACTCGACCAGGTGCGGCCGGCGCCGCATTGGCTCGGGCACCACGACCTGGCGCAGCCGCGCCCGCGCGCGCGCCGTCAGATCCGCGGTTGAGAGCTTTCGCGCCATGCGCTCACCTCCCGCACCAGGGCCTGATAGTCGATCGCCGCGTTGCAGTCGGGGTCGTACGAGAGCAGGTCCTCGCCGACCAGTTGTGCCTGGTTGACGCTCTCGCTTTGGCGGATCGTGGTGTGCAGCACGCGCCGCGCGAATCGATCGAGCGTCTCGCTCACCGCCTGCGTCACCTTGCGTCGTGGGTGAAACAGTGTGCGGAGCAACCACCAGGCGTCGAAGTCGCGCCGCCACTGCCGCAGCGAGCCCTCGAGGTCGACGATCGATTCTGGCGATCGCGCTTCCATCCGCACCGGCACAATGATGTCGGTCGCGGCGCGGCACGCGTTCTCGACGAGCGGGCCCAGTGAGGGTTGGCAATCGAGCACGATCCAGTCGAAGCACGCGAGTTCGGGCGCCAGGGCGTGCTGCAGGTAGTAGCCGCGGTCGGTCGCCGACGCGAGCCACTGCGCGTGGCGCTCGAGCCGCAACGAACTCGGGACCATCACGAGCCCCGGTACCTGGGTGTCGCGCGCGACGGCCCCGACGCTGCGCGGCGAGTCGGTGAACAGGTCGGCGGTGCCGAGCTCGTGGTATGTGACGTCGGCGGCGATGAGCCCGCGCGTCGCGCACCCCTGCGGGTCTAGGTCGACGAGCAGCACGCGGTGGCCCAGGTCGCGCGCCAGGCCGGCGGCGAGCACGATCGCTGTCGTCGTCTTACCCACGCCGCCCTTGTGCGCGGCGATCGCCACGACCCGTGCTGACCCCTGGTCGTGCGGGCGATCGTCGCCGACAACCGGTTGCAACCGGTTTGTCGGGGCGCTCGGGCCGACGCCCAGCGCCGCGACCGCTCGCGACGCGGCCACGCCGCGGCGCATAAATGCCTCTCCCTCATCTTCCATGCGGTCCTCCTTTGACTGACTCCGTTTGCAACCGGTTTGCACTGCGGTGTTCGCCGTGGAACGTCGGGACGGACGCGACCGCTCCTACACGCAATCGCCGCCGACGGCGCGCGCCGCCGGTCAGCCTTGCCGGCCGCGTCCCC